AAAGCAAAGGCCGAAGCCAAGCAGGCCGAAGCGGAAGCCAAGCAGGTCGAAGCCGAGGCCGAGAAGGCAAAGTTTGAAGCCATGCAGGCCAATGCCACGCTGACGAAGGAAATCCAGGACAGCTACCAACGACTGACGGAAGACCTGAAGGCGAACCTCGACACCCAGCAGGAGTACAACGAAGAGCAGAAGCAGTACATCAAGGAACTGAAGGAAGACCGCCGGCACTTGCGCGAAGAGCGCGACGACCTGCGCAAGCGTCAGGACAAGACCGACGAGAACGTGCGCGACCTACAGATGAAGGTGGCCCGCTATGGCCGCATATTGGAGTGCATGCGCCCTTTACTGTGCGGTCGGGAGGGTTGCGCCATACGTGTGCCCGTGACCATCTCGGCCGCAGGAGAGATTGAGAAGCCGGAACCCAAGGACATAGAACCGTATGACGACAAGGATTAACCATGAACATGACCATATATAAGCAAGGCTCGCGTGGCGAGCTGGTTAAGAAAATACAGAAAGCATTAAAACTTTACCCCGACGGCATCTACGGGCCGCTGACGGCAGAGCGCGTGCGCGAGTTCCAGGCCGCACACGGACTGAAGGCCGACGGCGTGGTAGGCCCGGCCACGCTGGCCTGCCTGTTGCCCCCCGTAGTGGGTACGCTGCTGAAGCTGAAGAGGAGCCGACGCACCATCAACGAGATCATCGTGCATTGCACGGCCACGCCCGAAGGAAAAGACTACACTGTTGATGACATACGTCGCTGGCATACCATGCCCGTCAGCAAGGGCGGGCGCGGGTGGAGCGACATCGGCTACCACTACATCATCGACCGCTACGGCCACGTATATGAGGGGCGCGACGTGGACGTGAGCGGTGCCCACTGCACAGGCCACAACAGCCACAGCATCGGCGTGGCCTACGTCGGCGGCTGCGCCGGGAACGGACGCGACCCCATGGACACCCGCACGCTGGCTCAGAAGACCGCGCTGCTGAACCTGCTCACCGACCTGCGGAAGCTCTACCCCAGGGCAAAGATACACGGGCACAGAGATTTTGCCGCCAAGGCATGCCCCAGCTTCGATGCGACAAAGGAGTATAATTATATATGAGCGACGTGATGTCGCATGTTTTTATGTGTTTTTTCATGGATTAAAGTTAAGTTAATTGTTAGTAGTATTCTTTTTTTTAGTTATTTTAGGTGTTTCGAGGCTACAGCGGTAGCCTCTTTTTTTGCGATTGCCCCAGTTGTTGGCAAGCGTGGTAAACCCCAAGACATATTTCTGGCGCTAAGTAAAAAAAGGCAGAGATATGAAATTCCTGACAATAGACTACATCAAGCAGCATTCCCGCATCGACTTTGATTGCGAGGATGGCGAACTTGAACTCTACGGGACGGCGGCAGAGGACACCATCCTCGAACTATGCCGGAGGACGTATGAGAATCTGATAGACGTTTATGGCACAGTGCCACCGAAACTGAGGCAGGCGGCATTGATGCTCACCGACCACCTATACACCAACAGGTCGGTGACATCGCCCAACAACCTCTCCGTGACCATCTACGGCTTCGACATGATGGTTAAGCCGTTCATGTGCCTCACGGAAGGTTCGCTGCTGGAGAACGAGCGCGACTGCTTGCTCGACAAGATCATCACCATCATGCAGGACTTCGACTTCGGCTATGCTGAGATTGAGGAACCGACAGAAGAGCTGACGCTGGCCTACGGTCAGCAGCGGGAGAAGATGGTGAAACTCTATGACCGCTACGGGGCATACCGCCCGACGCAGACCATCTGCCAGGCTCTCCGTCAGGCCGTGGCGAAAGCAAAGGAAGATTGTGACGCAATTCTTAAAACCGAATAAGCATGGACGCAAGTAAAATTATACCACAGGGGGAACTGGCCAAGTTCAGGATGAACATCAAGGATAAGAACTTCGACGCAGAATTCGACGATTTCACCATCCTGCTGAACTACGGCATGATGGGCGAATCTATAGAGATTAAGAAGTCGGACTGCATCATCGCCGCTGATGGCAACTATTTCTCCTTCGACACCTCGAAGATGACTGGAAAGGTGACAGCTGTCTGTGCCTATGATATAGGCGACAGTGACACAGAAGGTGTGCGCAGGCGTGTTGATATACAGATACTTTGCTTTGTCAGCCCGGTCCCGTGCCCGCGTTTCCTCGCCTGTCCCGCCTGTGACGACGAAGAGCACCTGGTGGAGTACACCCGCATCACCGATAGCAATGCAACAGACAGCTACGAACTACTGTGCGACTGCGATGGCAACGCATTCGTCAGCCGTGACAAAATGAAAATATACGTGCTTGCAAAGAAACAATAACAATAAAAAAAGACAAGAATATGGCAAATTATCTTTTGGAACAAACGGGCGAAGAGGTTCAGGATATACTGAACAAAGCCCCCGAGACCGAAGCAGGTCTTCAGCAGGAAGTGACTAACCGAGAGCAGGCCGACACTGCCATGCAGCAGGCCATCGCCGCCGAGACCACCGCCCGTGCCGATGCTGACGCAACGCTCGATGGCAAGATTGATGCAGAGACTGCCCGTGCCGAAGCTGCCGAGGGTACGCTCGACGACAAGATTGACCAGGAAGTGACCGACCGTACCGATGCTGTCGCCGCCGAGGCCACCGCCCGCCAGCAGGCCGACACTGCCCAGCAGCAGGCCATCACCGCCGAGGCCACCGCCCGTGCCGACGCTGACGCCACGCTCGATGGTAAGATTGACGCAGAGACTACCCGTGCCGAAGCTGCCGAGGGAACGCTGACGGATGCTATTAATAAGGAAGTGACTGACCGCACAGCGGCCGTCGCTGCCGAGGCCACCGCCCGCCAGCAGACCGACACTTCCTTGCAGCAGGCCATCAGCACTGAGGCACAGGCTCGCAGCGCAGCCGACACCGAAATCCTTGGCAACTTGCAGACAGAGGCCCGCACTCGACTGAATGCTGACACTGATTTGCAAGATCACATTGACGACGAAGAGACACGTGCCAAGGCTGCCGAAGCCACCTTACAGACTAACATCGACGCCATTGGCCAGAGTGGTAGTGCTGCCGTTGCTGCTGAGCGTGAGCGTGCCCAGGCTGCTGAGTCAACGCTCGACGGGAAAATTGACGCCGAGACTGACCGTGCCGAGGATGCCGAGCAGACGCTGACCGACGCCATCGCCCAGGAGGTGACCGACCGCACAGCAGCCGTAGCTGCCGAGGCCACCGCCAGAACCGACGCTGACGCAGCACTCCAGACGGCCATCAACGGCAAGCAGGCCACCATCGCTGACTTGGCCGCCATTCGCAGTGGAGCCGCCGCTGGTGCCACCGCCTATCAGAAGCCCGCCACCGGCATCCCCGCCACCGACATGTCAGCCGGCGTGCAGACATCGCTCGACAAGGCCGACTCCGCACTGCAAGAGCACCAGTCGTTGGCCGACTATTACACCAAGTCTGAGGTAGACAGCTTGATTACTACTCCTGATCAGGAGTATGTATCTGTCACTGCGACTGCTCAGACTACTGCTGTCACGGACTTGCTTCCTGCCACAGGTGCTGCTGATACCATCTATCGCGTGGGTAACTGGGATGGAACGCAGTATGATCCTACCATGTACGCACTATTTGCGTGGAATGGCACGACATACGTCTGCCTTGCCGTCCGCTCGTTTGTTGGCGAGGTCTATGACATCTCTGTCAATCACCCAGACGGCCAGGGCAACCCGACACCTTACGCCGACCTCACCGCAGCCCTCGGCACCGATGGTGCAAACATCCCAGCCGACTTCCGTCGAGGTGGCATGAGTATCAAATTCATCCAAGGAAACGCACAGAGTTCTGACAATAAGTATGTTCAATATTTCTTGAGCAAGGATGAATGGAGTGCTATTGAAGTGGATTGGCAGAAGATGAATTTAGAAGAAGAAGTCAATCAGTTAGGTCTTCAAGTGATTTCTGATATTAACGCAATAGATTCGTTTGTAGGAAAAAGCGTTGTTGACCTGGTGGACTTTTCAGACCTAAATAGTGTAACTATACCTTTTACAGCTGATACGGGCGACAGTATAGTTGTATCAATGGAGAACATAGGTTCAAATAATGATACTCCATTGATTCATCTTATCAATAAAGACGATACAGAAACCAATTTGGGTTATTTGCCGGTAAATGTCGGTGAAACAAACAGCAAGACGGAAACATTAGCAAAAGATATTGTAGCCGTTAGATTTGATGTAGGTGCTCATAGAAGTGTGTATAATGTAGAATTAATTAACAATAATGGATTGTCTTCACAAATTGATGACCTTGATAGTGAAATGTCCGATTTCAAATCTGAGGCAAACGGTAGAATTAGAACGTTAGAATTGACTGTTGGGGTCCCACATGAAAATGTTGTTGATTTCACTAATACAAATAGTGTTTATACTGAAATATTAATCAAAAAGAATAGTACGATATATGTAACAATAAGCAATAAAGGGGCAAACACTGATTCAGTGGGTATTTCCTTCAAATTCGCAGATAATACTGAAAGCATCGTCTATAATAGAACAGTTAATGCAGGAGAAAAGAAATCGTTTGAGTTTGAGAGGGAAGAAATTGAAAAAGATGTTGTAGGTATTACATATGGTATTGGAAATTACAGAAACATCTATGACGTATCTGTAGTTATAAAGGGAAATATATTAGAGACTGTAAATGACACTTCTGAATATTTAGAATATTTAGATAGTGCGAAGTCAGAAAATCTGTGCAATTTAGAGGAATTTATTTTAGGTTCATATATTAACAGTTCTGGCGCAATAGCTCCTTTAGATGAAGAACATGCTGTTTCTGGCAAGATATATTTCAAAGGGCATTCAAAGATAACCTGTAACCATTCTACAAATGGAGAAGGATACTATTGTGCAATTTACGGAGAAAATGACGACGATGTTAAACAGGTTATTCCTGTTAACGGAAGACCTGTTTCCCCTGTTACAGTTCAGAATGTGATTGGCGGGAAATATGTTAGGTTTGAAATCAATTTAAAACTTAATGGTGAGCCAGTCATTAATTATGGAGAAGATGTAATACCATATACACCTTTCTATAAAATTGGAAGAATCAAAAAGGTAAATTATTTGTATGCTTATGCAGATGATGGCACAGACGATAGTACTCATTTCTACGGAAATACAGCCATAAGAAAAGCTATGGAAAGTATTAATGATGCTGATGCGTTTAATACTTATGTAATTAAGGCTAAAGGTAACTTTATTGCGACATTACCATCGGATTATAAGAGATATGATAGTGATTATGTCATGTTCCGTATGAAGCCTTTTGTTACACTTGATGGTGGAAACAAAGAGTTCTGTGTTGTTCGTGGAGAGTTGCCAGACATAGTGGCTGAATGTCAAGTAGATACTCCATCTTTTCAACGGAGTGATTATTCAATTTACTGTCCCTCAGAGATGCCCGCTGGTGGAGTAATGAAAAATGTAACAATCATTGCAAAAAACAACAGATATCCAATCCATATTGATGGTTCAAATTCTGAACATTGTCGAAACATGGAATACATATTTGAGGATTGTAAATTGATACATGAAGGAAAATTCGGAGATAGTATTGGAACTATTGGAGGAGTTTGCTGCGGACTTGGCTTGTCAGAAATGACGACAACAAAGTTTAAGAACGTTATGTTCAGCTCTGATCAGGGATTGTATATGCACGATAACCATTTCAATACATATCCAGCCTATCTTGAGTTTGATAATTGTACTGTTTGTTCAAGTTCAAGTGATGCGGTTCAATTCCACTTCCTGAAAAATAAGGTGGGTACGGTTATAAATGTCAATAATTGTAAATTCATGAACCAAGGCAGCATAGCAACGCTATCCTATCTTGAGCACGAAGGTTATGATGTTTATGACATTCGTAAACTCATGAATGGAAGTGTCAATTTTGTAGGTACAACCCCAATGCCTGTGAAGATAAACGAAAATAATGAATTTGGGCTAAGAGTGAAATCATCCAATACTGATAACTCTACTGTAAGGTTTGATAAAAATTCTTCCGCATTTGATATTATTATAGGTTTCTCTGAGGAGGTGGATTATATCGGATTCAACAAATTCGCAAGAAGTCAGCAGTATGGATATCAATGGAAAGATGGTGGTGTCGGACTTAATGCGGAAGCTATTGGCTTTAGACGTATTAATGATTCAAGTTATAAACTTGGCGTCTTATTAGGTGATTGTACAACAAATAATAAGACACTCACTGTTGTTATTGATGGAGCTACGTTTAATATTGTATTTAATAGGAATTATAGTTCTGATTCAAACAGTACTATTCTTTCTGAAATAAATAACGTGATTGATGGATATGGAATAGCAGATCTGTATCCTGTAAATACCGACTTCTATCCAGAATTTGACAACATGTCCATCAGCGAAGTTGATGATTCTTCTGCAATTCTTGTAGGCATGGGCATTGCTTTTACAGATAATGGCGTTAGAAAAGCATCTGAATTAGATGACGGGATTGATGGTATTGCAATTGATAATGGTGCAAACGGACAGAAAATCAGAATTATTCGCAAAGGTGGTATTGTATGTGACCCTGCATATAACAAAACGTTAAGATTAAAAGATGGAGTAACCAACTTACAATTTAACGAAAAACTTGGTATATCAGATATAAATGGTGTTTTCAGTAATATTACCGATAAACCATCAGTAATCTACAAAACAAATAATACCGCGTATATTATTTGAGGAATTAAGAAGATACAAGGTTTTTTGTAATAACTCAATACATAAGGGACGCAGGTTTTCAGGACCTGCGTCCCTTTGTTTTTGTGCCATCATAAAAAAATATGGAAGAAAGTTTGGAGGTTTATGGATTAATGCTTATCTTTGCACCGCTTAAACTACAATGCGGTACGTCGATGCCGCCATCATAGGTGGCATTTGTTGTATCTGCCATATTATTGTATTGAACCCAATTGGGGCAGCAGCGTCGGTAATCCGAATAGGACCCGGTGGCTTCGCATTGTAGGCCATAGCAACGCGCAACGCTGCCCCATATTTATTGCAGATACGATTATGATGACACAAGGATTTTATCAGAACAATGCGGGAGCAGGATTCCGCGAGTATCTTAATTCGAGCATGAGCGATATGTTTTCGCTTGACCTGAGCAGATGCACGTTGATCGAGTGCATTAACAAGATGTGCGAAATCAAATCGCGTTCGCACCCGAAGATCAAGCAGAACTACCGTATGCTTGTCAATAAGCTGGAGGACATCGAGCGGCAGTTTGGTTGTACCATCATGCCCGCCATGATCAGCAGCGTGTTCTGGAACCACTTCGTACCGTTTCTTGCAGACCAGGGACTGAAGTATTCCACCATCGGACATGTGAAGGCGAACCTGATAGCCGTGCTGAATTGGTCGTCGAAGTACGGAGTGAAACTGAATCCGAGTTACTCAGAGGTGGACATCCCGAACTATATACCCAGTAAGATTTCGCTCACGCCTGATGAAATCTCGCACATCTATCATTTCAAGATAGGCAAGGAGCCGACATACAGCTTCCGCTCGAAGAAGGTGCTGAAACTGCGCCGGAACAAGATAGAGACATTGGAAAGAGTGCGTGACATGTTCGTGCTTGGCTGCAACCTCGGTCAACGATACTCAGACCTGGTGCGCATCAGTCCTGAGAACTTCCGCAACGGTCAGTTCTCGATAGTCCAGCAGAAGACGGGCAACAAGTGTTTCGTGCCTATCAACTCGCTGAGTATCGACAGACGTATCACCTTTGCTATACTGGAGAAATACGGCTACCATGCGCCATATACCGGCGACATCAATAACTACAACACCTATCTGCACGAGCTTCTTCACCACATCGGTGAGGACTTTATGGACGAAGTTCACATAGACAACAAAATCAACGGCATCATCACCCGCGAGACGAAACTGAGATACCAGCTTATATCTTCGCACAGCGCAAGGCGGTCGTTTGCCACCATCAACACGCTGCGGAATATCCCTCGAAACAAAATCCTGCGAGCGACAGGTCACAGCAGCGAGAAAGCATTTGTACGATATATATGCTATGACGAAGAAAGTTAAATGAGGTCATCTCCAACACTGGGGATGACCTCATTTTTTTGTCGGTAAACCCCAAACCACATAACGCCCGATAGTTAGAAATGACTGTCGGGCGTTTTTCGTTTCGGCAGCAAGAACGAAAAAGAAATATGGGATACTCAAGTGGATTTCTCAAAGACCGCGTGACCATCCTGAACCGCAAGGAGGCACAGCAGGGTAAGTTCGGACTCGACTCGGCTGGCATCGAGTGGGAAGATATGGGGTGCGTACATGCGAACGTGGACTGGCAGAAGGGCAAGAGCGGGATGACCACCGGGGCTCTCGATGCCTACAGCGTGAAGATCGTGCGCATGCGCTGGAACAGTATCATCACAGAACGCAGTCGCATCCAGTGGCTGGGCAAGACGTACCAGATACTGCCTGAGACATTCAATCCAGACCACCAGGGCAATACCATCCAATTCTTCTGCCAGCAGGTGATCAATGACAAGTAGCGGTCGCTGTGACACAGCGACATACTGAACGGAGGAGTAAACCTGTGACCGACATTCGCCCGAAAAGAAAAACGAGATAATTATGGAATTATTTGGTAGTAATTTTAATCTGTTCCGCGTGAGGAAGCGCGAGGCCGATCCGTCGGCAAAGCCCGTGCCGGGCGTGCCCAGCAGTACCATGCCGCCGGAGCCGGAGGTGAAGGGTGCCGACTACCAGGAGCGCATCGCCTACGTCCGTTCGCCGCAGCAGGCTTTGCTCGTGGCGGTGGTATATCAGGCCGTGCGCCTGCGCTCGGACGTGATGTCGGTCATGCCGGTTCAGTATCAGAAGAAAGACTTCGAGGGCGGTAACTTCACCACAGACATGCGCGGGCTTGGCCGACGTATCAACTACATGCTTCAGGAAGAGCCGAACCCCATCATGACCGCCTCCGACCTCTGGCGGATGGTGGAAATCAACCGCCTGCTCTACGGCAACGCCTTCGTCTACATCGAGCGCGACGAGTTCGGATTCCCCGTGGCCCTCTACCTTGTGCGGACGTGCGGATACAACCTCAATTCGGCCACGTACACCAGCGTAGAGTATCTGACAGACCATGGCTACGAGGTGAAGACCAACGTGCCCGCCAAGGACGTGCTCCATTTCCCAAACACGTTCAGATACCCGAATGGATGGGGCATCCCGACACTCCAGTATGCCAACGAGACGCTGGCTCTGAACCGAACTATCAAGCAGCAGAGCCTGGAGACAGCCGCCAAGGGTGGACGCATCAAGGGCATACTCAGCGAGAAGCAGCCGACGCAGGGCGTGGGGACGCTCGCCTACGGATTGCTTAACACGAAGGAGGTGCAGAAGACCGCACAGGAGATGCAGAAGATGTTCTACACTGGCCAGGACATCGTGAGCATGCACGGGTTGGAACAATTCCAAAACCTCTCCATGACGAGCCAGGACATGCAGATGTTTGAGCAGTTGGGCGGAACGAACGACGACGCGGCAAGATTTTTCGGTGTGCCTCGCCCGCTGGTCATGCTCGACACCAATAGCCACTACAACGATTATCAGAACGCCACGATGGAGTTTCACACGAGAACCATCCTGCCACAAAAGACGGGCAACGAGAAAGAGATTGCCCGCAAGCTCATCCCATTGCCGGGCGAAGACCCACTGAAGCGATACGGAATATGGCGTATCCACATCTGTGAAGACCCGCTCATGGCGATGGACCCCGAACGCCGTGCGAAGGTGGCTTTGCTGAAACAGCAGGCAGGAATCAACACCGTGAACGAAGCCCGCCGCGACTTCGACATGCCATCCGTGGAGGATGGCGACGTGCCAATGGCCAGTGCAAACCTGCTGACTCTGAAAGCCCTCATCGCCAAGAGCGACGCTGCCCAGCAGCTGAAGCCCGGCAACTATGTCGTGGATGATCCGAACAACAATCAAAATCAAGAGCAATGACCCCCAACCCTACGAAAGAGGAAATCGACGCCCTGGAGCGCGAGATTCAGCAACAGAGAAAGAAGCGTGAACGCCGTGTGCGGCATGCAGTAAACCCCAGATACTAATTCAAGCGAATAACGTATGAAGCAGACAATAGCCATCATCCACTTCAATACGCCGGAACTGACGGAGGCTTGCATCCTGAGCATCAGGAAGCACGGCTGCGACTGGCCTATCGTGGTGTTCGACAACTCGGCAGACATCACCGCCCCGGCAGGCACCAACGGCAACGACCCCAAGGAGGAAACCGTCATCAAGGCGCGACCCTTCCGGCAGAAGATGAAGGGCGTGAAGGTCATCGACAACACGAAGGGGCAGGTCATCGACTTCGAGCAGTTCCTGTCGCTCTATCCCGACCGCAACCCGCAGGTGGGTGTGTATAAGTCGTCGGTGTGGGGCTCGGCTAAGCACATCGTGACCGTGCAGAAGTTGTGGGAGTTGCTGCCCGACGGCTTTATTCTTGTGGAGAGCGACACCCTCGTGAAGCGCGACATCACGGAGCTGTGGAAAGAGCAGTACTCCTTCTGCGGCTATGTGCAGCGGAACCAGAACGGCAACCGCTTCAAGGTGCCCCGCATCCTGCCCATGCTGTGCTACATGAACGTGCCGAAGCTGACGAAAGAGGGCGCACGATACTTCGACCCCGACCGCTGCTGGGGACTTAAGGCGGACGCCAACCTGCGCGGCAACTGGTTCGACACGGGTGCCTGTCTGTTGGACGACGTACTGCGGATGCGCCCACGGCTAAAAGGCTTGCACGTGGATATTCGGCTCTTCATCGAGCACTACGGCGGCGGCTCATGGCACCAGGGCGACTTGCAAAGGCAGTCGGCATGGCTGAAACAACACGAGGCTCTGTGGGCTGTGAACGATACCGACAAGATAGAGGTGCAGCATCCTCGTGTGCAGTCAAAGGACGTG